TTAATCCCCCGTGGACACTGCGTGGACACTTACGCCACCTTTCAGCGGATTAAGGGCCACCGCATCCTGCAGGTAATCCGGTGCAAAATGCGCATATGCCATTGTTTGCTGAATGGTTGCGTGACCAAGAATCTTCTGAAGCGCAATAATGTTTCCTCCGTTCATCACAAAATGGCTGGCGAACGTATGCCGCAGCACATGTGCAGCCTGGCCTTTTGGTAAATCGGGCTTAACTCTTTTCAGCGCCAGGCAGAATTCCCGGTACTTCACCTCAAACAAGCCGCCTGTTTCTCTGGTTTTGATCGCCTCACAAACTGCCTGCGAAATTGGCACTGTTCTCTTCCGGCCATTTTTGGTTTCAAGAAACGTTACACGGTTATGAACTATCTGTTCACCACGAAGCTTACAAGCTTCACTCCAGCGCGCCCCTGTGCTTAAACACAAAAGCGCAACACGCCAGTAGTCGCCCTCCAGTGTATCGAGCAATAGCGCCACTTCCTTCTGTGACAGGAACGCCATTTCTCGTGGAGATACATAAAGAATAGAAATTCCCCTTACTGGATGTTCTGCATCCCAAAGACCTATTTTTTTCAGCACGGTAAACATTCCGGATAACCGATTCATGTACCTGTTAGCAGATGACGGTTTCAATCCTTCAGCTATCTTTTGAGAACGCCACGCGATAATTTTCAGCTTATCAAGATCCACAGCCTGCATATCAGCGCCAAGCTCATTGATTATGTTGCGCAGTTGTTTTCGGTCTTCTTCCGCCTTACGCCTGTGCTGGCCGTGATACATCCACCACAACTCAAGCAAATCATTTAGCGTTCGACGATCACGGTAGCCCTGTATATATTCCCGCTTTTCAGCGTTCGCCATGATGTAGCGTTCAGTGGCCACCGCTACCGATTTTTTGTCAAATACCTTACGCACGCGCTTTCCCTTGCGTCCGTTCGGCCTGATGTCCAGCAAATAACGACCATCTTCGAGCTTCTTAATAGACATTACGAAGCCCTCCAATGAACCGCTCTACAATTTCTCCAGCTTCTTTCCAGCAATAATCAGACCAGACAAAAAGCAGGTCTAACCAGTTTTCTGGCCTCAGCGGGATAATTTTTGGATTGTTTCGGTTGAAACGCGATCTCCCTCCGAATTGCAGGAACCATCAAGAGAGAGAGCCGGAGAAATTTGCCCGACCTCCGGCATCGTTTCATCTGTTGATAACCAATAAGCATACTTCTTAAATTTAGGGTGTTTCGTAACCTTAAGTAAGGCACCCTCTGTTACTTGCTTCCCCCTCACCTCATAGTTAGTTACCGTCCCATAAGGCAGCCCAACACAATCCGCAAACTCCTGGCGGGTCATACCTTCTGCTTCACGAATCAGGCGAAATTTTTCACCCATGCTTGACAAAGATGCCATATCGGGCATATCCTCCATCGAAACATGCCACATCGGGCACAAACATAAAAACACTCAAATAAGCCGATATAAGCCATTTTGAGCCATTCGAACGAATTAGGGAGATTACCACAATGAGCGAATCAGAGCTTGGGGGGTTCATTCAGGTAGCACCATATCCACTTGAAGCGGTGCCATATCAACTATTCGCCAAGATGATCGGCCGCAAGGAATCCACAGTCAGAACCATGATTGACGCAGCAAAGCTACCGACAATTGACTTTGTGAAACCAGGTTCAGTAAAGACGCGTGCATCAGAAAACTGGGTATATCTGCCAGCATTTAACGAAGGCATGCGCAAAGCGTTTTTTGAGCAACCGAAAGAACGCCGCGACGCATGGTTGTTGTGGCTGGGACTTTAGTCATAAATGACCAGCCATATCATCAGCGCCATTCTGACCCTTGTTTTTATTGAGATAGGCGTAATAGCGATCTATTTGTTTCGCAAGTTAACGGGACATGAAGAACGCTTTATTGAACTCAGCATTGAATATATCGCCGCTTATACCAAAGGACTTTTCCCGGCAGCTATTGGGGCGATGTTTATAGCGTTTGTTATCTGGTTTATCGGGTGAGAAACCTGACAACCCACAACTACTGCAATGAGGGTAATTATGTGTGGCATGGACAAATTGGACCTTATGTTAATTGTAATACTATCAATTAACTTCGGTTACCTCTTAAGCGGCGCAATTCTCATGTGCGGAGGCAAACGAAAATGAACCAGCAGTCCGCAAAACGTGAAAACAATGCGATGCGATTTAATCGCAAATATTTTGAGTTCGGCCTCTATGCCGGAATAATTAAATCTGTACAGAGTCTTTAACATGAAACAGCAACGTAATTCACGCTTTCGCAATGGTGCAGAACGCCACGCTAACCGTTTTGCTACCAGTGCATCACGCAGCAACATCCGCTACAGCCTGAGTGATACACACGCAACGCCGGATGGCTACCCAGTAAAACAAATCGGCGAGCATGCCTGGCTGATTGAGAAAGCTGGAATCGTGATCCACAAATGCCCACGCAATCCGTTTACCGGAAACCGCATTTTTGCTCTAAGCAGTGGCGACAATCAGTTCGGGCAGGATTTCACATTATACGAAGCACTTCGCACGGTTGATCGTCTGCTTCGCGGGCAAAGTTTTATTAAACAGGCTGATTTATAACAGGTGCTTTATGACCAAAGACCATGCACAAGGTGTATTTATCCGTTTTATTGATTTTCGCGGTGAACTGTTATTACGTGCATCCGCTATTGACGGAGTGACTCCGGCGGGTAAAAACGGAGCCGACGAAGCCACTTACGTTTATCTGAACGGCACGCGACTGCTTGTGGAACTTCCGTACCAGACCGTACGAGAAATCATTAGCGAAGCTGAAAAGGCACGCCAGGTTAATGGCGATGAACCCTATATCGAAATTATTTGTATGGATTCAGAAGCTGAAATACAGAAAGCAGATTAAAGGGCGTTGTGATGGGCAAAGAATATAAAACTCTCATTAACAAAGCACTTGAGCGTTTTTATTTTCGCTTAAGTGCATCAGGCGCTCATGCTGAACGTGCGGCCCGTGACTCATTGACCAGAGCAATCCGAAGTCTGTATGACGTGGCTTTTTACGCTGATGATCTGGATGCACTTAACGAACTTTCCGAGCTGATCTGTGCCGCAGAATGCGGGGAACATATTGAACCGTATAAGTTGGGGAATATCGCATGAGTATATTTATCTCATGGCTTGTTCTGATTATTTCGGTGGCCTGCGCTATTGGGATTATGCGAATTATTCATTCAATAAAAAAGATTGAACGCTTTTTCACTGGCGAATAACAGAGCAAATAAAACCACAGATTAAATAAGAAAATGTAAAAACAATCCGCATTCGCGGAGGTATTCGCACACGCCAAGGAGGCGTAATGGCAATTAAGCATTTTCCTGTCGTTCGTTTTACCTCCAGAGGGCGTGAATACGAAGTCGACGAACGCCTGATTACCACAATCGACAAACACCGTTCAGAAAAGGATGCACATCACATCTATCTCACTGACGGCACTTACTTCTGCGCCACGAATGTGGTGCGGGTGAACCTTATCCGACAGGTACAGGAGTCACGCAGATGACCATTCTGGACTATATCGCCGCCAATCCGGGGTGTAGCGGTGGAGAAATCGCCGCAGCACTGAATACCCCAACCACAGCCATTAATGCGGAGTTACGCCGACTCTGGCGCAGCGGTTCAGTCATAAGAAAAGAGCGCAAAACAGGCGGTCGCTTTTCTTACCAGATAAACCCGATGCCGTTCGGGTGCGGCAATCCACTTACCAACATGTTTAACCAGCTACTGAAGGAAGCCAGAGCATGAGCGCCATCAACCACCAGGAATTACGCGAACTGGCGACTGACCTGCAACGAATGGCAACGCCTCAAAAATTACTGGCGTTTCGCGCAATGCTCTCGCCGTCTGCTGTGTTGGCGCTGCTGGATGAGCTGGAGCACGCCAGAACCACACCTCTCGCCATTCGCCTGACGCTCCGTCATGAAATCGAGGATTTCTGCGCGACGTTGGAGGCACCAGGCGAACCGGAAACGCCGGAAGCAATACAGAAAGAGCTGCTGCAACGCATTGACAAGGTTTTTGATTTTTTTCTGAACCACTAAGAAACCAGAACATGCACACACAAAAAAACCGCTTGCCATGCCGCAATCAGTCAGGTTACATTTCCGCTGCACCTCACAAAACGGGTGCCGGGTTTCGCAGCCTGCTGACTACACAAGCGCACAACCGCGCCAGCGGTTTTTTTGTGCGTACTGTATTGCCACGTTTTTTTCGCGTCAGAATTATGGCGGGGCGTACGGGGCCGACTTCGGTCGGGCCGGGTTCTTGTGTAGCCGGTACTGCGAACCTCGTACGTCTCGCCACCCACAGTTTCGCAGCTCTGGATGGTGAGTTTTCACAACTTACTACACAAGGGGCCACACCATGGCAAACCGCAAACCACACCGCGCTATCGCGGAGCGTCGTCACATCCAGACTGAAATCAACCGCAGACTTTCCCGCGCATCACGCGTCGCGCAAATCATGCACATCAATATGTTGCATGAGCGCAGCCACGCACTATCAAACATTTATTCCGCCTCTGTTTTCAGCTATCTGGCGGATGATCTGCACGAGCTTCAACAGCTCATCCAGCAGCAAAACAAACTCCATTAATTCCTGTTCCGGGCCTTTCCTGCACCTTGCGGCGGGAGGCCTTCGCACATCTGTAACAAGAGGATTGCCGCAATGATTCTCGCCAACGACTTTCTTGAATACCTGCTCAACACAGAACGTGATCTTGCCGCTCGCGTGCGTGATCGTTATGACATGTACCTGAAATCCCTGCCTGTACCGCAGCTCGCTGACGGAAAAATTGTTATTGATGGTCGCTACGTGATCGACAGCCATGAGGGAAATTACAGGCTTTACCGCATTGAAGGTGGCACCCCGTCCGTTATTGGCATTTACCAGCGCCCATCCTCTGCAATCGTCGATGTGATTGCCGAGAGCATCCGCATCACACATCGCCATGCCGACACAGAAGACACCGTGCTGGAAATTCAGCGGCTGGCTACAGTCTGCCGCGACACCCTGAATGGCATGACGAAGTAAATCACTATGACGGCAGAGTACATCAGGGACTGGCAACAACCGCGCCACGCAGTGGGGCGTGAAGGAACGGGGATCCCCGCTCCTGAATCCGCGCTTTCCTCCTGGCTGGATGCCTACCGGGCAGAGAACGAGCGCCGCCAGGAAATGGCTGATGCGGCGTTCTCCGCCACGCCGCTGGGCAACCTGATTAATAAAAGCCTGGACGCACAGGAAAAACAGGACAAAACCATCACACTGGCAGGAGACGCCAGAAAACAGGCACGCGGCGCGGTGGATGAAGCCATGGCCTCGCTGCGCCTGCTGCCGTCCTATCTGCGCGATCCGCTTATTCGCCACCTCTCCTTCCTGCGCAAAAAACAGGAAGCCGATCGCCGGAAAGGCAAAAAGAGCTGGCAGGCTGAACGCTACGCGTGCGGAACCCTGCGCAAAATATTCGAACGTCTGGACCGCACCGACCACCGCTGGCTGACACCGGGTTATCGCTCCCTTGCCGGACGCGAACGCCTGGATGATTTGCTTTACCTGCCGCAGCTCAACAAACACCAGATACAGACGCTGGCCACCATGACGGCGGCGATGTTCAGCAGCACCTTCGAAAAACTCTGCGATGGCTTTGGCGCGACTGATGGCGAGCTGACCATGGATGTAACGCTGAAGGCGTATCAGATGCTGGCCCGCATGGCGTTACACCTGCACGCCATGCCTCCGCATTATGACGCACTGACAACAGACAAAGACCGGAAGAACGAACCGGACACGGAGCTGCTGCCGGGTGCAATCCTCCGCCTGACCTGTGCGGACTGGTGGAAACGCAAACTGTGGCTTTTACGTTGCGAATGGAGAGAGGAACAACTCCGCGCTGCCTGTCTGGTTTCCAGAAAAACATCGCCCTATCTGAGTCAGGACGCATTAAGTGAATTTCGCGCACAGCGCGAGAAAACACGCGATTTCCTGAAAAGTTTCATGCTGGAAAATGAAGACGGGTTCACGATTGATCTCGAGACGGTGTATTACGCGGGAGTAAGTAACCCGGTCCACCGTAAGGCAGAAATGATGGCCACCATGAAGGGGCTGGAACTTCTGGCCGAAGCCCGTGGCGACAGAGCGGTATTTCTGACCGTTACCTGTCCGTCAAAATATCACGCAACAACGGAGAACGGTCATCCGAATCCCAAATGGAACGGCGCCACCATGCGCGATTCCAGCGATTACCTGGTTAACACTTTTTTTAAGGCGGTCCGCAAAAAACTGAACCGCGACGGCCTGCGCTGGTATGGCATCCGCACGGTGGAGCCACACCATGACGGCACCGTGCACTGGCACATGATGGTCTTTGCACATCCTGAAGAAATCGACAGCATCGTGGACATCACCCGTGATATTGCCATTCGCGAAGACCGCCACGAGCTGGGCAATGACATAACTCCGCGCTTTAAGACAGAGTTCGTTGACGGCTCAAAAGGCACGCCGACCAGCTACATCGCCACCTACATCGGAAAAAATCTGGACAGCCGCGCCGTGGATGGCATCGACCCGAAAACGGGCAAGCCACGCGTTGATCACGAAACCGGAAAATCAATGGCCGAGAGCGTGGAACGCGCCATCGGCTGGGCGCGTCTTCACCGCGTCCGCCAGTTCCAGTTCTTTGGTATCCCCTCCCGTCAGGTATGGCGCGAACTCCGCCGCCTTGCCAGTCAGATGGCCCGCAACCCGGAAGGTCCACAACGTCTGGAAAATGACGCAATGGATGCGGTACTCGCTGCCGCTGATGCCGGGTGTTTTGCCACCTACATTGAGAAACAGGGTGGCGTACTTGTTCCACGCAAGGATTACCTGATTCGCACCGCCTACGACCTCGCAGAAGAGCTGAACGATTACGGCGAGCAAAGCGTACAGATTTACGGGATCTGGTCGCCACTAATCGGGGAATCTTCCCGCGTGTGCACGCACCCGGATAACTGGAAGCTGGTAAGACGTAAACCGGAAGCGGAAGACAGCGCCCGCGAAAATGGTTTTGACCTTCAGGGCGGCCCTGCCGCCCCTTGGACTCGTGGCAATAACTGTCCCCGTGTACAGGAAACGGACAACAACGGGACAGAACAGCCGGAAGAACGGCCAGCACCGTGGCCGCAGCTCCCTGACGGCGTTGAAGTGAACGAATGGATGCGCTCACTGAAACGGCACGAACGCCGGGCGCTGATGCGTTCGCTTCGTGACAAACAGGCAAAAAACAGCAGTGATGAAATGCAGAGCTGGACACAGAGCCGCAAACAGCAGCGGCCTTTGCCTGATAACCACGAATTACTCGCTAAAGAATGGCGGGAGTCTGCTGAATCTCTCGGCCTGCATATCGGTGAACAACAGATGCAGCACCTGTTACGGGGCGGCAGTCTGTACGTTGACGGCAGCATCATTGCACCGCAGGGATTTGAAATTGTACGCAAACCGGATACCCGCCCGGACAGCCGAATCACGCAGCTCTGGCAGCGCCTGAGCCGTAATCATGGCGTAAGCAGCACGGAGATCCGCCATAACCCGGTCGCCAGCTATCTGAAACAGCTCGGGGCATCAGACCCAGAAGCCGCTGCACGCCTGGCATCCACAATTCAGCAGGACCAGAACACCATGAAAACACCCGTTACCGTGCTTTCTGACATGCTGCGCGCCATCCGCGACGCAGAGCACGCACAGAGAATCAGTGAAACCACTGAACGCGCCAGCCGCAAAGCAGACCTGCTGCGGGGTGGCCTGACCAGTGGAAACAAAAAACAGACAGAAACGGGACTCACGAATCCCGTAAATGAGCAAAAAACGCGCAGCGATATATGAAGCGCGCACAAAACAGGCAAAAACGGGATTTCAGAATCCCGTAAACGATTAATTAATCAACATAAGGAAAAGCGACATGAAAATTTGTATCGACGACGGCTCCACCAACATCAAGCTGGCATGGACTGAGAACGGCGAACGCCGCAACGCCATCAGCCCGAACAGCTTCAAGTCGGAATGGTCTGCGCCGTTCGGTGGCACGCAGCCCGAGAACTACATGCTTGATGGCGTGCGCTATGGTTTTGATCCGGTCAGCGATCGCTTTGTCCAGACGACCGACACGCAATACCAGTACAGCGATGTGAATGTAATTGCCATTCATCACGCGCTGGTCAAATCAGGCATCACACCACAGGAAGTGGATGTGGTTGTCACCCTGCCACTGAGCGAGTATTTCGATACAAACGCACAGCCGGACATGGCAAACATCAACCGCAAAAAAGCGAACGTCATGCGCCCGGTGGAGTACCAGAACGGCGAAGCATTCACTATCCGTAACGTACGGGTTATGCCTGAATCCATTCCGGCTGGCTTTAAGGCACTGGCTGACATGAGTCCGTTTGAATCCCTGCTGATTGTGGATTTGGGCGGAACCACGCTGGATGTGGCAAAGGTTCAGGGGCAACTGGCAGGTATCAGCCAGGTGTTTTGCGATCCACACGTAGGCGTTTCTCTGATGGCCGATGCCGTACTGTCGGTGATGGCCACTAACGGCATGCGCACCAGTCACCACATCGCCAATACCATTATCGAACATCGCCATGATGAAGCCTGGCTGCGCCAGCACATCCACAATGACGCGCATTACGCCAGCCTGATGGCGGTTATTCGTGAAAAGGAAGAAACACTGAAACAACGCGTGATCCGCGCGCTGGCGGTTTTTTCGGGTTACGGGCGGGTGATGGTTGTCGGTGGCGGGGCGGAGATTGTGGCACCCGCTATCCGCGAAGCCTGCGGAGTTAATGCGACTTTCATCGCGGACGGGGTGCCACAGTTTGCTCTGGTTAATGGGCTGTACGCAATGAACAAGGAGTAAACCAATGACGACACCAACCAGACGGATAAGTTTCTATCTGAAGCCCGCCGCCGTCAAGAGTGAACAGGAGGCGTGCAATTACCTCGATAGCCTGCCAGCCTCCGAACGCAGCCGCGCGCAACGCGCGGCCTTTCTGGCTGGGCTAGCACTCATAAAGCGCAACCCAGCATTTGCCTACTGGATGGCCGAATGGCCAGAGGACAACCTCCCCTTCAATACCGTTAGCATCAAGGAAACATACCAGGCTAATCCGCCTAGCGGAGTTGAATGCAATTTTTATAAAATAAAAAAGAATATTCAGACCTTATTCCCTGAATAATCTGATAATTGTATGTGAACTAATAAAATACATACCAACACATCATTCTGGCACCCTTGCTAACAGGGTGCCAATGTTTCAAATCATGATGAAATTGCCGAAGTTTTTTTATCGTGCTGAAGTACCGCAAATGCCATTAAAACCTCAAGAGAATAGCGGCGATAATACTTAACAAAACCATAATAAAATACTCGGGATGCAGCAAGACAAAACAAGAGAAGAAAACAAAAAGGTAACAGCCTGATATTTATATCTATTAAAAAGGATAGAGGGAACAGACATATAAGCAACCAGACTGAAGCGAGAAAAACAAATGTAATATTTCTACAAAAACCATACAAAGCAACATAGTTTTGCATTTTCACCTGATGATTTTTCGAATGTTCATACACATAATGATAAGCAAGGCGAAAAAGATCGCCCCTCAAGCCCTTACGTCGATATAGCGTAGATACAGAAAAAACATTTATATAACCATCTCGTATTTGCGGCCAAAAGACTTTAATAAGTATAGAATGCAGTGTGGTTTTATGATGTTCTGCTTTATCAAAAACTGATACAGGAAGTAGAAAAACTCCACGAATAAAATGAACTATACTGAACTTAGTATTATGTCGTTTTATTTTCAGGGGACTTCTTTTAGAAAACAGATAAATTGAAGGATACCCAAGTTTACTGTTCATATATTTTTCAATTAAACAGGATGATAGAATAGATATGAAGTGACCTGAAATATATGACAGAACAATTAATACCACATATATAAACACACTTATTATTTCTTTATATTTCAGGATGTGGTTAAAAATACCTTCTATATAAACAGGGTTAATTTCAATAGAAAACAAAAAAAGGATAAACAGGAATAACCCACCTGGAATTAGATAGCCCAAAAAGTCATAAAATGAAAACGGATTCTGTGTCACACTTCCCCCTGTGTTACTTGTAAATTAAAGGGTAAAACATTATTTGTTTTTCCGTAAAGGATTAGCTTTCCATCTTCTTACTAACCATTCGAATTCTTGATATGTAGTATCCGAATTAATGCTTTCTCTGATTGCTTTAATTAATGGCTCGGCAATATCATATGTCTCTACAACTGTTGTGTAAGATGTTCTTTTTATCATTTTTTCATCATAAATACCTTCACGAATACTTACAGCAACTCGCTCGTAAAAATTTAAAATATATTGAAATTTTCGACGCTCGGCCATTTCCTCATCTGTTATTGTACAACCATCACAAGGAAAAACATAAGAACGAAATGATTTGCCTGAACGATGCACTTGTTTCAGGGTATGCAATGACTCTATATATTGCATATCTTGCCGACTCTCAAAAAGAAAGTTAGCCGTTTGAGTTTTCTTTGCGGTACGCACATTGTAGATAATGGTTCCAATGGCAACCAAAACGCCAAGCAGAACAATAGCATTGCTGATGATTTGTAGTGTTATTGGGTTCATCCTATTTCATCCATAAAAAAGGCGGGGAGCAAATCCCCGCCTCATTAGAGGTCAACGTAGCTTAGAAACCATCAAATTCATCATACATTTTTTTCATATCAACCCCCTCATAGAAATCATAACCACGTTTTGTGGTTTTTGTGACGCATAAACTACATCAAAGGCAAGCTACGGTCAAATATATGGGCATGCTTACCTGCACAAAAGTGCACAAATTTGCACAATTTTTTTGAACGAATTTTTGCCCTTCCAGCCCGCGTGGCGGCTGGATCCGTCAAGGATCCGTGCGTGCACAAAAAAACGCGCTTTTTCTGCGCGCAGGTGACGGGGGAACAGCCCGCGTTTCAGGGGGTAAATAGCGTTCCCTTAACGATGTCGCAGCGACACGACAGAATGGCCGTATTTCTCACGCTGAGCGTGAAAAATACGTGAGGGATTCTGATTTGATGGGGTGAAAGGTAAGGCCGTCAAAATCGCACTGAGGCGGCGAGAACATGCAGTCAACGCGGTGGGATTGCGTAAGAGTCTGACCGTCGATGGTGGCGATAAACTGGAAGGCGTCGTGAAATTATCTGACTGATACAGGAGCTGGAGAGTCGGGGCATAAATTTTTTATGCCCCGGCGAAGCAGCAGACAAGCGAAGCGCGTCAGGATGTGGGCTGGATGTCTAACAGTGCGTAAGGGTTAAAGCGGATCACCTCTTCGCCAAGCCAGTCATTGATGTGCTTCATGGCCTCCATGACGGGCATCAGCTCGTTAATTGCGTAAACCCGCGCGGCCTTCTCCACATCACCAAACGCACTTTTTTCACCCGGCATCGCCCCCATCAGTTGCGGCGGAACGCGGTGCGCAGCCAGCACATCATCACGGGATGCCGCCTTAACATTCATGAACTCATCCTTTGCGGTGATCTGCTGGAACGGCAAAATTTGCACCCCCTCTTTGCCCCCGTTGGGCGCATGAATGAGCACGTTTTTAAACGCACCACCACCACGCGCACCCTGTAGCGTTTCTTTCAGGGAGTCCATGCTTTCGCGGTTTACCTGCGCTGCACCGATGTAGATGATGCACCCGGCGTGGGATCCGTTGTCGTAATACAGTTTTCTGAACATGTCCGCCGAATGAGACAGGCTGGCCGAGAGTAATGCGCCGAGATATTCCGGCATGCCGTAGATTTCCTGGTTAATGTCAGGATTCATCAGGTGACACACTTTGCCTGGGCGAAACTGAAACGCATCCTTGCCATCCTGCACATACCACCATGATTCAAGATCGCTTCCGCGTCGCATGTATTTCGCCAGGGCGTGCCGTAATTTAAGCGGTTCGCCGAGCATATTGCTTCGAAGCTCAAGGAATGCGTTACCGAACACAAACCAGTCCAGCGCCAGCGCCGAGAAATCCTGCCGGGAAAGCAGCGGGTGCGGAATATAGCAGCCGAGCAATACATTGCGCTTAAAGTAAAGCGCAGACTGATGCCAGGACGTTTGCCGGGCAGCTCTTGCCAGACCGTACCAGTCTACCGGGGTTTCATACCACCGCCCGTTATCAGCACAGTACATATTGTCCAGCAGGTCATGCCCGGTCAGGCGATAAGGACCATCAAATGTGAATGCACTGAGCGATGATTCTTTCCTGAGCGCATCAGCGAGATCAATGCGTGAACTCATGCGCACTTTTTTATTTTTTCTGCTCATCAGAACTCCATAACCGTGAAACGCTCGTTTTCTCCTTCGCCGCCAATTGGTTCGTTAATGACAGCAAGCATGGTTGCCCACGCAAGGTCGCCGTGGCTGATCCCCCTCGCGCGGTCCGTTTCGTAAGTGATAAAGCCGCCCGGTGTTTTCACCTTACGCACGGCGTTAAAGGCCGCGACCAGCTCGCGTTCGGCGCGATCGTATTCCCACCGTCCGGCACGCATTATTTGCAGCATTTTCAGTACCAGCGACCGTTTGGATGACAGCGTGAAGGTGTACGGAATAGCAGCAGGGAAAAACCGCTTCACTATCTGATAAACAGCCTCCCCGTTCCCGCCCGTCACATCAATGCCGATGTGTTCCACGTTGTAGCGACACGTGAACTCTTCAATGACTCTGGCCTGTTCTTCAAACTCCAGCCCCTGAACGCGTCGCGTCTCCACCGTTCGAAAACGGCCACCAGGAACAGCCGGAGGAACCACCACGGACACAGCGCCGCTGTCGCCGTTGCCACTGCTGCCGTTTGCGTCATACCCAATCCATACCGGACGATTCCCCATCGGGCGGGGAGCAAAAGGTTTCCAGTCTTTCCAGTCGTCGTATCCGTCAACACCGCAGCCAATCAGGATATTCAGGTTAAATGCCGATTCCCCTTCGCGAACAAACTCACACATATAGAGATTGAGGAACTCGTCTTCGGTGTTTTCATCACGGATTTCGTCAATATCGGTGTGTTTCCAGCCGTGATTAACCACATCTTCCAGCGTGACAATTTGCCGCCACGTCCGGTCAGGGCAGATAAGCCCGTTATGCAGCGTTTTCCAGTCCACAGAAAAACGCTGGCGTTTATGCGAGGCCTTTTTCTCGTTCCAGCGGTCGCCGTTCCAGTAGGCGTATGCCTCGTGCGTTTCGGTGGATGGCGTGGAGAAGTAGGTGCGCCGCAGTCCGCTGAGGGTTGCCATAGCGCCAGCTACCTTGCGCAGTTCAGCAAAGCGACTGACCCAGAAAAATTCATCAAAATAAAAATTGCCCGTATAGGACTGTGCCGACGCAGCAGAAGTGCCGAGAAAATGCAGCTCTGCGCCGTTGGAGAGGATGATTTTATCGCCCCCTTTCAGCTCCACATCAACTTCAGCCGCGGCCTTCTGAATAATGCTTTTAAACTGGAACGCCTGACGACGCGACGCAGACAAAAAAATCTGGTTACGCTGGTAAGGTTGCGCCACATCGTCACGCAGCGCCATCAGCAGAGCTTCCTGTGCAAAATACCAGGTCGCCCCAATCTGTCGGGATTTCAGGATCATCCTGTTACGTATCCCGGCTTCCCTGCAAAGGGTCAGGGAGTCAAACCAGCCCCGCTGATGCCACTCCAGCCTGCTGATGATTTTTTCCCGCAGTGCGGCAATCTGTTCCGGCGTGAAATGATTTTTGAGTTTTTTCGCCCGGCCTTTCTTTCCTGTGGCCGTCGCATCCGGCTGGCCATCATGCAGTTTTTTAAGCTGCCGGGTCAGCAGGTCTATTTCCTTGAAGTCACCACCTGTTTTATTCTGTTTTTCAGTGAGCTGGATGAGGCGCGCATCGATGGACTGCGTGACACGCTGCACGGGTGGCGTTTCATCCCACTGGTCGCGTTTTTTCCACGCATAAATCGTGTTCGGGTTTATTCCCATCAGACGTGATATTTCTGCGGGCGGATAACCCTGCCAGTAAAGTTGCCGCGCACGCTGGCGCACAAAAGCGTCCTGAATCATTGCTCCCCCTGAGTAATTACAGGAAGATTACCCGCGCGCGAAACTGTTCTCCTTAACCCCCTGTTCTGGCCGTTTTCTTACAACAAAAGCCCTTTGTATCAGCCTGTTACGCTTTGCCATCATGACTGAAGAACCAGTCAGAGGGGCAAAAACTATGGCTAATGAAAAAAAGACATCCCGCAAAAAGTTTCGCGTGGCTGTCTCCGGATCAACTGTTGATGGCCGCGAAATCAGCCCGGTACATCTGCGTGAAGCCGCCGAGAACTTCAACCCGGATGTTTACGCTGCCCGCGTGAACGTTGAGCACTATCTCTCGCCATGCCCGTCAAGCGAATTTTCCGCAATGGGCGATGTCACCGCACTGAGTACGGAAGACATTACGGAAGGTCCGCTGGCCGGACGTACTGCGCTGTATGCAGAAATCGAACCGACCGAGCGCATGAAGCAGCTTGTCGCGGACGGCAAGAAAATCTATTCCAGTATCGAACTGCACCCGCAGTTCTCCGTTAACGGGCGCGCCTATCTGGTCGGGCTGGCGATGACCGACACCCCGGCAAGCCTGGGCACTGAGCGCCTGAAATTCACGGCACAGCAACGTCAGGCGGTGATGACGTTCAACAGTGTTCAGGGTGAAGCACCGCTCATTTCCGAAGCCATCGAGTCTGAAATCATCGAAATGGCAGAACAACGCCAGGAAGAAGGCACCCAGTGGTTTAACCGCGTAATGGGGATTATTGGTCGTGGCCGCAAAGCGGATGACGCCAGTTTCTCCCGTATTCAGGAAGCGGTGGAAGGCGTCGCAACGTCACAGGCCGACATTATCGACCGTTTTAATGTGCTGGAAACCCGCCATCAGCAGGACCGCCAGAAAATCACGTCACTGACCACAGAGCTGACAGCACTGAAGGAAAAACTGCGCACGCAGGACGGCGATCCGCAGAACCGCTTCACCGCAACGGGCGCAGCCTCCGACCAGCTGGCTGACTTCTGATAAGACAAAGGAGCAAATTTTTATGAATCTGGTGATGTCAGATATTACCCGCAACAAGCTGGGTTGCTATATGGCGCAGCAGGCGTCGCTTAACAATATCCCGGTATCTGCACTGGTATCGCGATTTACCGTGGAACCCTCGGTGCAGCAGCGTTTTGAAAACGCAGTAAAGGAGAGCACTGAATTTACAAAAAAAATTAACGTGTTCGGTGTGACTGACCAGAAAGGCGAAAAAATCCTCCTGGACACCACCGGGCCGATTGCGCGCACGAATACCAGTTATGACGGCACAAAACGCCGTAACCCGAATAACGTGGTTGATCTGAAAAACCGCAAATACCAGTGCGAACAGGTGAACTACGACACGTTTATTTCGTATCCGCAGCTTGATGCCTGGGCGGCACACCCTGATTTTCAGTCCCGCGTCAGCACACAGATTGCCCGGCAGGTGGCGCTTGACCGCATCATGATCGGTTTCAACGGCACGTCTCACGCAGATGAGTCCAACTTCAGCACTAACAAGCTGCTTCAGGACGTTAACGTGGGATGGCTGGAGCACATCAGAACCGACGCCAGCGAGCGCGTTATGAATGATGTAACGCTGACCTCCCGCAACATGGACAACACCGTGGCGCACGCGGGTAAATATGCGAACGCTGATGCACTGGTACAAGACGCGCGCTCATCCCTGCTGGATGAATGGCACAAGGAAGCTGACGACCTCGTGGTGATTATGGGGCGCAACCTGTTTAACTCGCTGCGTCTGCCCGTGCTGAACAGCATCAGCGGCCAGAATCCCAATGCGGAATTACTTGCCGGACAGCTCATCCTGTCATCGCGCGCCATTGGCGGGCTGGATGTATTCCTTGCGCCGTTCTTCCCGGATGCAACGATGCTGATCACCTCGTTCAACAACCTGTCAATTTACTGGCAGAAAGGAACAATGCGTCGCCTGATGAAAGACGAGCCGGAATACAACCGCATCGCCACCTACCAGTCCATCAATGACGCTTATGTCGTTGAAGACTATGGCAAGTGCGCGATGGTCACTGGCCTGAAGTTCGCCGACAGCTAATCACCTCACGGCGGGCATCATGCCCGCCTGTAACGGAGAGAAAAAATGATTACTCCTGCACAGCAACACTGGCAGAACGTGATGGCACAGCGCGCAGGCCGGGCGAATGAAGGCGTGGACCACGCCGCGCGTACCGCGCATGAAGAGGTGCTGTATCGTCTGCGTCTGGCACAGGCCCGGCTTAAGGGCGTACAGGCCAGAAGCGCGAAAGCCGCCATCAAAAAAGAGTTATTGCCGGACTTTTCCGGCTGGATTGAGGGAACGCTGGAGGCTGACGGCGGGCAGCAGGATGAAGTGATTGCCACGCTGATGGTCTGGGCGATTGACTGCGGCGATCTTCCGCTGGCGCTGCGTATTGGTGCATATGTGGTCCGTCACAACCTCATCATGCCGGATAACTTTGGACGTACTGCTGCCACGGTACTGACCGAAGAAATCTGTAATCCGGTACTGACGCAGGCCGGGACGGATGCCGACGCGGATTTGTCCGCCTTTATCGAACCACTGGACACCCTCCGGGAGATTGTCACCGACCAGGACATGCCGGACGAAGTGCGCGCCAAATTATGCAAAGCGTGCGCCTTTGCCCGCCGTGGCCTGAGTGATGCGGACAGCATGGCCCTGTCACTGAAGCTGCTGCGCGAAGCAATGCACCTGAACCCGAACGCAGGTGTGAAACGCGAGATTGCAACCCTTTCCCGCGCCCTGAAAAAAGCCGATTCCGCAGCCGCACCAGAAGACGCCAGCGCACAGCAGACGCAGGACGAAAGCAGCAAAAGTAAAAAGACAACGCGGAAGCCTGCAACACGAAAAACCACCGCGACGCAGAAGGCGAAGCGCGGTTAACGACTGACCCCGTCAGCGGGCGGCGTGCGCGGTGTTCCGGTTTGACTCCGTGACCGTTTACACCGCGCACCCACCGCCCGATTTTTTTCAGGAGTGAACCCCATGAGTATGGTTGCCAGAACTGAACCCGGACCCGCAGAGGACGACATCACCGATACCGATGATGGCGATACCCGCATTTCAGCGGGTGCATTCTGGCCGGATATTGTGCTGCGCGAGCTGCGTCTGGCGGTACGACTGCCGGGCCGCGTGACCACCTCCCGCCTGCTGCATACTGCCACCGGGGCTGTGGCACACGTTACCCGCGAGCTGGAAGCATGGCAGCAGGAACAGCAGGCAGCTGGCCATCAGACGCTGGCCGATGTTCCGGCACCCGTAATTAACGGAGAAAGCGTCAATCTCTGGCACTGGCGCAATGCTGTTTATACCGCCACGCGCGCCCTGATTCTGGAGCGTTACCGCGATGCGGACACAACGGACAAGGGCGACCGCCGGGCGGACGCACTGGATATACAGACATCGGATTTGTGGCGCGATGTGAGCTGGGCCATCTCTGACATTCTGGGACGACCGCGAATGTTTGCGGAGCTGTGCTGATGAAAGTGAAGGCACTGGAAGGCGACACCGTGGATTCGCTCTGTTTCCGGTACTACGGCACGACGCAGGGCGTCACCGAAAAGGTGCTGGATGCCAACCCCGGACTCTGTCAGCAGGTATTTCTGGACGCCGGGCAGGAAGTGGAGATGCCGGAGCCGGAGAAGAAGAAACGAGAAATGATTCAGTTGTGGGGGGAGTAGCAGTGAGCACCATTCAAACAGGGATCACAGAGCAGGTTATTGCGTGGCTCTTTGACCACCTGCCAACGGTGTATGCAGTAGGCGCGGCGGTCAGCATTTCCGCGCTGATGAGTCTTTATGACGGACGAACACTGGTTCAGACCGTAACGGGATCGCTGGCGTGCGGCGTTCTTGCCATGGCCGTGGCCGGGTCGTTGCGCTTCTTCGGGTTTCCTGAAGATGCCGTGACGTTTATCGGCGCATCAATCGGTTTTATGGGGGCAGAGAAAGCACGCGACAAGGTTATTGCGGCCTTTAATCGCAGGGTGAAGGAGAAGGACGAATGAGCAACACATTTAAATTCAGCAGCCGGAGCGAAAAGAATTTGCAGGGCGTAAATCCTGATCTGGTGAAAGTGACCCGACGGGCACTGGAAATCTCGGAAGTGGATTTTGGTATCACCGAAGGGTTGCGCAGCCGTTACCGCCAGAAGCAACTGGTGGCCACGGGTAAGAGCCAGACCATGAACAGCCGCCACCTTACGGGACATGCCGTGGATGTTGTGGCTTATATCGGCAGCCAGGTGTCATGGGAATGGCCGCTGTACGAAAAAATCGCAGCAGCATTCAGACAGGCCAGCCGGGAACTGAATATTCCGGTGGAATGGGGAGGCGACTGGAAGACTCTGAAAGACGGACCGCATTTTCAGTTACCACACGGAGCCTATCCGGCATGAAGCTCTGGCCCACGCTTGGCGTCGCTTTCCTTCTGATTGCCGGATGGGGAACATCCATGCGTCTGTCGTGGTCGCTGGGCCGGGAGAACGCCAGAAACGAAGCGCAGGCCAGCACCCTGAAAAGTACCGCCGACACCCTGAATATCATCAGCGCCGGGGTACAGGATATGCAGCAGGTGCTGGCGCAACTCCGCGTGGAAAATCAGCAACGCAATCAGGACGGAGAGGTAAGACGTGAACAGCTACGCAACGATATTGCAAAAGATGAATGCGCCCACGCTTTGCCTGACGCTCGTTTTACTGACAGGCTGCGCAGGCACGCAGAACGCGCCACTGCCAGCGCCGTCAGTCCGGCTTATACCGCAGACGCTGACCATACCGGTAACGCCTCCCCCCTTCCCTGATACTCCCACATGGGGAAATCTCGGTATATGGGGCGACCGCCTTCTGGATGCACTGGAAACCTGTAACGCGGATAAACGGGCCATTGAATTACTGGAACAGCGCAGGCTGCAACGACTGAACAACGAGGATAACAACCATGCTGAAAACTGATTCCCTGCGTGAAGCCATGACCCGTTCATGCCGATGGTGTCAGGCCAACCCGGAAAAATTCACCATTTTCGTGGAGAGCGGCAACATTGAAACGACCGGAGAAACGCCCTCGTTTGTTTACCGCTATCAGATGGTGATGTTTGTCATGGATTACGCCGGGGAGCTGGACGACCTCACGCTGCCGCTACTGGCGTGGTTATCCGAAAATCAGCCACAGTTGTTGCTCAATCCGGAGCGTAATCAGGACATCAAATTCTCCGCCGTTATCAATGACGATGACAGCGCCGATCTCCTGTTTACGCTCCCCCTGCGGGAACGCGTTCGCATCACGCGCAGCAGTCAGGGCACACCGCAGGCAGAACACCTGCCTGAGCCAAAACCCCGCCTGCCATCTTCCGAAGGCGACTGGTCGCATGTATTCCAGGATGTGACGTGGGGTGAAAGCGATGGATAAGGCATTCACCCGCGTGGATGAAACCTTTGAGGCCATCCGCGACAGCCTGAATCAGCAGGCCATCAATAACATCGCCAGAAAGCTGGCACAGGATTTACGCCGCGCCCAGCAGGCGCGTATCCGGTCACAAAAAGCGCCGGACGGGACCGCGTGGACACCACGCAGACGCCGCGTAACCCGGATACAGGAACGCATTCGCTTTATCTGGAATAACGAAGCACGCACGCTGAAAAACTGGCATCACGACACGGGGAAATACGGGCGAACCATTACCGGGTGGGATGAGGATAAAAACAATATCCGCACGTTTTACCGGGATGACATCGACCGTTTTCTGGAAATACGCACCCGGCGCATCAACCAGGACAGCACCAGGCGCGTCCCCATGTTCGTAAAACTGCGCACCGCCCGCTACCTGAAAGCCCGTGCAGATGCTTCCGGTGTGACGGTGGGTTACAGCGGCGTGGCCGCACGTATTGCCCGCGTTCATCAGTTCGGTGAGCGCGATCAGGTTGCGCCGGGCATTTTCACCGATTACCCGGTACGTGAGCTGCTGGGTATCAGCCAGGCAGATGAGCGCCTGATTTATAACACGGTGCTGGGCCGGATTGCGGAGGCTGTACGGTGAGCGCAGAACTCATGCGACTGCTGAGCAATATCATCCGCACCGGGATCATCTCTGAAGTTGATGAGAAGTCCTGGCACGTGCGCGTTCGCAGCGGCGAACTGGAAACAGGCTGGTTGCGCTGGAACACCACGCGCGCGGGAGCCTTCAATGTGTGGCTGCCGCCATCACCAGGCGAACAGGTGGTAATTGCCTGCATTGGCGGCAACCCGGAAACCGCCATGATAATTGGCAGCCTGTGGAGTGATGCCAGTCCGGCACCCGGCAAAAGCCTGAAAGAAATCGTGATCAGCGCGCCGGACGGCGCGGTGTTCCGCTACGACGCGGACGCAGGCGCACTGAGCGCCAGCGGCATGAAAACGGCCACTTTACAGGCATCCGTCAGCGTGAAACTGGATACGCCCGTCGTGGAATGCACAAACCTTCTGAGAACGGCGACGCTTGACGTCACAAAAGGAGGAAAGATGAGCGGCAATATCACGCACAGCGGCGGCAACTTCACCTCAAACGGCATTACCGTGCATACGCATAAACACGGTGGCGTGAAAGGCGGCAGCGATTCGACAGGAGGCCCGCAGTGACAACCCGCTACACAGGAATGAATCCGGACGGGACGGGAAACCTGAACGATATGGAGCACCTGAAACAGTCAGTCAGGGACATCCTGACCACCCCGCTGGCAAGCCGGGTTATGCGACGGGAATATGGCAGCCTTGTGCCTGATTTGATTGACGAACCCATGAATAACACCACGCGTCTGCAATGCATGAGTGCTGCCGTGATTGCACTGACACGATGGGAACCCCGCATTGCCCTGGATGCCATCGATGTTGTCTGGAAAGCAGGAGGCCGCGCCGGGGTGACGCTGTCGGGCACTGTCATGCAGACCATGCAGAATGTTGAATTAACCATCACGCTAAGGGAGTAAATCATGCCCGCCGTTGACCTTTCACAGTTACCGGACCCCGCCATCATCGCGGAGCCTGACTTTGAGGCAATTCTGGCTGACACAAAGGCCATGATGATTGCGGCTTATCCCGCCGAACAGCGTGAAGCCGTCTCCGCCGCGCTGGAGCTGGAATCGGAACCACTGAACGTTATCGCCCAGACAACAGCGTTTCGTGAAATGCTGTTACGCCAGCGAGTCAATGAGGGTGCACGCGCCTGCATGTTAAGCCACAGCGCTGGGACAGACCTGGACAACCTCGCGGGCAATATGAACACAAAGCGCCTGGTTATCACTCCGGCAACGGATACCACCGACGCGGTGATGGAGAGCGACACCTCGCTGAGACTGAGGGCGCAGCGGGCGTACGACGGCCTGAGTGTTGCTGGCCCGTCAGGTGCATACGAGTATTTTGCCCGCAGCGCCAGCGGTCTGGTGCGTGATGCGCGGGCTATCAGTCCGTCTCCGGCAAATGTGACGGTTTCCATCCTGTCCACTGAAGGCGACGGCACAGCAACGGAGGCGTTGCTTAATACCGTTAGCGCCGTTCTGAATGCAGAGGATACCCGCCCGGTGGCCGACCGCCTGACCGTACAGAGTGCCAGAATCGTGACATGGCGGCTGAATGCAAAACTGTACTTTTATCCCGGCCCGGAATCCGAACCTATTCTGGCTGCGGCTGAATCGTCGTTCAGGAAGTGGCTGGCTGAGCAGGGGCTTATCGGTCAGGACGTGGCGTTGTCCGCCATTGCTGCCGCACTGCATGTGCACGGTGTGCAACGCGTGGAGATAATCGAACCCACACAGAATATGGCCATCAGCGACATACAGGCGGCGCGCTGTGAGTCATTCACCATCAGCGAAGGTGGGCGCAATGAGTAATTCGTTGTTACCACCATCAGCCAGCAATTTCATGCGTTGTGCCGAAGCCATCGGAACACGCATTACAGACATTCCGGTAGACCTCAACACACTGTGGTCGCCGGATACCTGCCCGGTGCATCTGCTGCCTTATCTCGCCTGGGCATTTTCCGTTGACCGCTGGGATCGCAACTGGCCGGAAGAGACAAAGCGACAGGTTATTCGTGATGCATGGCTGATACACCGACACAAAGGGACCATCAGCGCACTGCGCAGGGCCATTGAGCCGCTGGGATACCTCATTCGCGTGTCTGAGTGGTGGGAGTTCGGCGGAGAACCGGGAACATTTACCGTTGAAGTCGGCACACTGGACAGTGGCGTGACGGAGGAAATGTATCTGGAAATGGAGCGGTTGATTGCTGATGCCCGTCCGGTCAGCCGCCACATGACAGGGCTGAATATCATTCAGGAAATTCCGGGGGATATTTTCGCAGCGGCGGCAACTTATGACGGTGAAGTTATTACCATTTATCCAGGCGATTAAGCATGAGTACCACAACACGAAAATTTAAAACCGTTATCACCGATACGGGTGCAAAAAAATTAGCTCAGGCAGCCGCGCCAGATGGTAAGCCTGTCCGCCTGACTCATATGGCCGTGGGAGACGGTGGCGGCACGTTACCCACACCAGACAGTAAGCAGATCCGTCTGGTGCATGAGGTGTGGCGACACACTGTTAATCGCGTCATCCTGGACGCAACACATCAGAACCGCATTATTGCGGAGCTGGTTATTCCTCCTGAAACGGGCGGATTCTGGATCCGGGAAATTGGTGTATTTGATGAGCACGGCGATTTAATCGCGGTGGGCAATACTGCCGAAAGTTACAAACCAACCGTTGCCGAAGGGTCCGGACGTGCACAAACATTTCGCACCATTCTGACCGTATCCAGCACTGCCACCGTGGCGCTTACCGTGGATAACACCATGGTGATGGCCACAGTGGATTACGTGGATGACAAACTGAAAGAGCATGAACAGTCACGACGTCACCCGGATGCCTCGCTGACCGCAAAAGGCTTTGTTCAACTCAGTAGCACCACTAACAGCGATTCTGAAGCACTGGCCGCAACGCCGAAAGCGGTCAAGGCAGCCTATGACCTTGCTAACGGGAAATATACCGCACAGGACGCCACCACAGCGCGAAAAGGTCTTGTCCAGCTCAGTAGCGCCACCAACAGTGATTCTGAAACGCTTGCGGCAACGCCAAAGGCGGTAAAGGCAGCATATGACCTCGCTAACGGGAAATATACCGCACAGGATGCCACCACAGCGCGAAAAGGTCTTGTCCAGCTCAGTAGCGCCACAAACAGCGATTCTGAAACGCTTGCGGCAACGCCAAAGGCGGTAAAGGCCGCGTATGACCTTGCTAACGGGAAATACACTGCACAGGATGCCACTACAGCGCGAAAAGGTCTTGTCCAGCTCAGTAGCGCCACCAACAGTGATTCTGAAACGCTGGCCGCAACATCAAAAGCGGTGAAGTCTGCCTATGACAATGCTGAAAAACGTCTTCAGAAAGATCAGAACGGTGCGGATATTCCGGGAAAGGATACCTTCACGAAAAATATCGGTGCCTGTCGTGCTTATAGCGGCGCTTTGAGCACTGAAGCCGGAAACTGGACAACCGCTCAGTTTATTGAATGGCTGGATTCCCGTGGTGCATTTAATCATCCGTACTGGATGTGCAAAGGCTCATGGTCATATGCAAATAACAAAATCATTACGGATACCGGATGTGGTGATATCCACCTGGCTGGTTGTGTCGTCGAGGTCATGGGAACTAAATCTGCAATCACTATCCGAGTGACCACGCCGACAACATCAAGTGGTGGCGGTACAACCAGCGCGCAATTCACTTACATTAATCATGGGGACGGCTACTCCCCCGGCTGGCGTCGTGACTGGAATCGTCAGGGCGACTCAATGACCGGAACGATTAATCAGGATGGCGGAAGCCAGAATGCCTATATGTCTACGGCCTTATGTTCAGGCACCAGAGGCGGCAAAAAATATCTCAGAAAGTTTCGTGGTGGAGAAGGAGACACTATCTGGCATGAAACAGTACAGGGCGGGGTAATTCGCTGGGCGACAGGAAACTATGACGCTCAGGAAGAATTATCACTCAGCTCCGCTTATGGTCTCCGTTCAAGAGGTGAGATTACATCACTCAGTGCTAATGGTCTGCGCATTGCTTATGGCAATTATGGATTCTTTATCAGGAATGATGGCGGCAGCACATATTTAATGCTGACGGCCTCTGGCGATAAATTTGGGACATGGAACGGCTTAAGACCGCTGACTATCAATAACGCCAATGGCGGAGTGTCAATGGGGCATGGCCTGAGTGTTACAGGTGATATTGTCTCAAGTACCAAAGTACGTGCCGGTAGCGGGAAAAAGTTCACGGTCAGCAGCAGCAATACATCCACGAAGGAAGCCGCATTCAATTTGTGGGGAAACGCAAGTCGTCCGGTGGTGGCTGAATTAGGTGATGATGCAGGCTGGCATTTTTACAGTCAGAGAAATACAGATAACAGCATCACTTTTGCTGTTAACGGGCAGGTATCACCATCTAACTATGGCAACTTTGATTCACGCTATGTCCGGGATATTAGACTTGGTGGTGCGTCATCCTATAAACCAGCAAATAACGGTACAACATGGACGCATCAGGCTCCATCTGGTTGCGCATATACCGGGATTATCGTTCAGGATACAGGCTCAAACTCTGCCGATAATATTGGTGGTGTTTATTACAGACCAATTCAAAAAAATATTAATGGTACATGGTATAACGTATCGAGTGTTTGATTATGATGCATTTAAAAAATATAAAACCGGGCAATCCAAAAACAAAAGAACAGTACCTGTTAACTAAAAACTCCGGCGTTGTCTGGTTATTCGCTGAAGATGGTAAAAACTGGTATGAGGAACAAAAGAACTTTCAGCCAGACACCATAAAGATTGCATATGATGAAAATAATGTCATATGCGACGTGCAAACGGATGTAACTGCAATTTGCCCGGAAGGAAAAAGTGTTGTCGAGTTGCCTAATATTACAGCAAACCGACGCGCTGATATTTCAGGTAACTGGATGTTTAAAGATGGCTCAGTCATTAAACGTGTGTATACCGAAGAAGAGCAACGCTTGCAGGCTGAAAACCAGAAACAAAGGTTATTACAGCAGGCCAGAGAAAAAACGCAGTTCTGGCAGACCCAGCTTGCATTAGGGATTATCAGTGATTCAGATAAGCAACAACTGATGCGCTGGATGCGGTACGTGCAACAAGTTGAGACCACTGATACCACTGAATTACCCGTTACGTTCCCTGATCAACCAGAATAAACGAAAGGCCCGAATATCGGGCCTTATCGTTATTTCTGTTTATCTAACTATTTGTGATTTGCGTTAAATCAGAACAGTCCCTTAACAGAACTGACCGCACTGTTAAGGGATGACGCCACCTTATCTTTGAAGCCGGACAGCATATCGCTGAACGATGAGGATTGCAGGCGCTCCCGCAAATCCTCATCACAGCGTTCAAGGGTCAGTGAAAATTCTATCTTTTTCGCCTTACCGTAGCGATCAAACTCGGAACGGATCGTATTCGTTCCGGTCAGGACATACATGCCGTAAATCTGCCCGACGCCATCAATCAGAGGCCAGGGCCGTCCTGTATACGCCTGCGTGGTCAGCAGCGACAGCGACATTTCGCCACCTGTAATTTCAGGATAAAGCACACCAGAAAGAACGATGCGATCATCACCTGCACCGATATACTGCCAGCTTGCTGAACGGTTAACGCGTTCATTTTTCACATGCCGCCAGCTTTTGTTTTGCTGTAACTGCTGATGCGGCAGCGTGCGCAGCTCAAAAACAAACATGCCGTAGATCATCATCATGGCCATGTCTCCTCAATCTTTATCGTAAAAACTGCCACGCCCGGCACGGGCGCGCCGTTCCATTTCTGCCCTGACCATTTCACCGACCAGTTTCGCCAGTTCGCGGGGATTCTGTGTAACAACGTTATGCAGATGAACATGAATTTCACCGCCAAATCCGGAGGCAACAGGCTCCCGGTTACGGGAAGTTGCAGGAACTGATGCCACTGGCGATCGTATGGCCTCCGCCACCGGGCGGGAGCTGGCCGCAACAACAGGGACCAGCGCCGGAGGCAGCGGAGCCGGAACCACGGGTGTGATATTAATTGCGGGGTCAGGCTTACTGACCTGCGCAATCTTCCGCTCCTGCCACTCCCCACGAACAGCAAGTGCGTGGGGCAGGTTCTTAAAGACAATATCGCCGGGGCCAATGCGTTTTTTCGTCTCATCAACCAGCTTACCTGTGTTATCAGCAATTTTGCTGAGTCTGCGTAGCGTACCGGTATTGCTGTCTGTGAGCGGTTTGTTGTCTTTGGGCTTATCACCTCCGGTGCCATTGCCATTTTCCACAGGCTTCGGCGGATTGATTTTCGCCAGGTCCCCCTGAAGCAAGGCAACCTTGTCCTGAAGAATGGCCGCACGCTGTGCGTCTTCGATTTTCTTGCGCGCCCTTTCCGCTTCATCCGGAAGCACACCGAGCTTTTCAAGTATCCACGCCAGCGTATCCAGCAACATTTTTGCAGGTGTCAGAACAAGTTGTAACGCACCGCCAAGAACGTTACCGAATATCTCGCCAGCACTGGTACATTTATCCAGCGTTTCCTTGCTGGACTCCATCGGTGACAGCAGCGATTTAAACCAGTTAAACACCTGGCTGATCCCGCTTCCGATTGCGTCAAAAACAGGACCAAACCGTTCAAAGGTTTCGCGCAACGGGGTCAGCCTTTCCATAATCCCGCTGAACACTCCGGCAAAAAATGCCCTGATGGGATCCCAGTATTTCCAGATAAGAACGGCAGCTCCGGCAAGCGCAGCCACAATAAGACCAACCGGACTGAACAACGCCCCGATAGCGCCTCCCAGTAAAGAAACAGAACCCGTCACCATTCCCCACAGCGCAGGCAACACCCTGACGACATTCATTGACCGGGTCAGGATGTCAAAACCAAGACGCAGGGTGGCCAGCTTCCCGTAAAGCACCCCAATAACCAGCGACAACGAGCCAATCGTTGCAGTCATTGCCAGCAACGCACCGCCTGCTATCAGTAGCTGGCGCGTCAGTACCGGATGGGCCTGCGCCAGCGAGGTGATTTTTTCAAGCACCCGCGTGAACCACTGCGTGACAAAACGCAGCGGACCGTCAACCAGATCACTGATGCGAATACGAAGACCTTCCCATGCGCTGTCGAGATTTTTCAGGTCCCCATCAAGATTATCGGCCATTACTTTTGCAACGCGATCGGCCTCTCCCCTTGCCCCCTGCAATTCTCTGGTCAGTTTTTGCAGCTCTCCTGAACCAGCCGCCGCAACAAGCGTCTGCAAACCAACGAACGCCTCTTCTCCGGCGATGTCCTTGAAGAAGGAGACCTGGTCCACCTGTCCGTATTTTTGTGTCGCCTTATAGAGATCAAGCAGCACATCCTCCATCGGGCGCATTTTGCCTCTGGCGTCAGCAACTGACACCCCAAGCTCTTTCAGCGCATCAGCCGCAGCTTTTGGCGGTGATGCAAGGCGGGACAGACTTGCGCGCATGGCCGTACCAGCATCGCTTCCACGAAGACCATTATTGGCAAGCATCCCGGCCATGGCTGCCGCTTCTTCAAGACTGATACCAAGTTTTGCGGCAACCGGACCGGTATACTTCATGGTTTCGCCCAGCGCGCGTAAATCAGTATTGGTCCGGGTGAATGCCGCTGTCAGCGTATCGCCAACCCGGTCCATTTGATCGGCTGTCAGGTTGAACTGTGTGAGGATATTGGAGCCTATATCAGCCGTCTCGCCGAGTTCGACGCCACCTGCCAGCGCCATATTAAGAACACCGGGCAATGCGGCCTGAATGGCCTGCGGAGTAAAACCAGCCATTGCCAGAAAGCTCTGCCCACTGGCGGCATCACTCGCAGTAAACTGTGTTTCAGAGCCAAGTTTTAACGCCTGCTCACGCAGCGCCTTAAACTGCGGGCTGTTTTTGTCGATTCGCGTCAGTGCCTGAACGCGGGACATCTCTTTGCCGAACCCGATCGCAGGCTGCAAAAAACGCCCGGCAGCATAGCCGCCCGCCGCTGCCGCACCAATTGCCAGCGCACCACCTGTTTTCAGTTTTCCCGCTGTTTCCTGCGCGCGCGAATACCGCTCACGCGCCCGCGTTACACGCGCAAGCGCCTGCCGTTCGCGTTCAAGCTGGTTGTTGTACTGTTCGGTGCGTCTGATGGCCTGCTGGATGGTGTTATCGCTGCCTGTCAGGGAAATGCCGTGGCGTTTCAGCTCTCCGCCAAGCTCCCGCATTTTCTGAATTTCCCGTGTGCGCGATTCATTCAGGCGTTCAAGCCGGGTGCTTAACTGCTGCATCAGCTTTTGTTGTTTTTCGCTGAGCACTGTACCCGTGCGTTGTAACTGATTAAGGGCGTTAAGCTGGCGTCGTGCTTTCAATATGCCAGCATCCGCTTTACTGACAGCGTCACGGGCGCGCTCAAATGAACGCGCCTGACGCTCGAGATTTTTGATCGCCCCCTGCGTTCGCTGGATGGAGTCACCAAGCTGCCCCATCAGGCGGCGGGCGTTTTCGGCAGGCCGGGTCAACCTGTCAACGGCGCTGAAAGCGACCCGGATATCAAGAGTCTTCATTATCTGCATTCCCGCTGCGAAGTGCCGCCCGCTCGCGCCAGCTAACCACTTCGCCGGGCGTCATCATGAAGATTTCGGCGGGCGACCAGTTAAAAATGGCGGCAATATCCGCCACCAGATCTTCGATGTGCTCAAAGCACACCAGGGTGATTACGCTGCCGTCTCCTGCACGCTCTTCGCGCCAGAGTCTGGCTCGCTCATAAAATTTACAGCCACAGCGCACAACTGAATAAAATCGCGTGACGACATTTTTTTAATCATCACTTCATCCAGTCGTGGCGAGGTCACGCGAGGCAACAGCGTGAACATGGTATCCGCTTTCAGATTCAGCACATCAGACAGCGACAGACCACGCAGGGATCCAGCCTGCTCAATAGCCCCGGTGATCTCCACATACGTGATTTTTTCGCCACCACGCTCAATTGGTCGGGTCAGTTTTACGCCACGTTCGACAGCCATATCCTCACCTGCCGTCACATCATCCGCCACGGTGTTATTCCGGGTTTCAGTATCGATGTCTTTCATCAGTTGTCTCCTTTTCAGTCAGAGGCGACGCACTGCGCCGCCTGCATATTATTTATCAGCCAAGCCCAAGCGCGGAACGGATACGGTCAGGCACAATGTCCTTGCCGTCCTTCCGGTAGATGTGGTTCAACAGGTCGATTTCCCACAGCGGGCGATCGTTAACGCTCAGCTTGTAGTAGGTGTTTTTGACAGCGTAAGTGTGTGATGTGGCTTCGCCCTGTTTGGCTTCCCCCATATCAATTTCCGTCACACGCCCGCGCATCTCGATTTCATACAGATCACTTTCTGCATCGGTGTAGTATTCACCCGCAAAACGCAGCAGCGTGCCGTCAATCGTGCCGCCATATTTAAGGAACAGCGCACGAACAGCTCCCCCCATAACAAAACTCGCATCAAGCGCGGAGTCGTCCAGACCGAGATCAATACTTACCGCCCCCATCATGCCACCACCACGATAGCTGTCGGTTTTGCGCGTCAGTTTGGGCGGCGTGACGGATGTCACTTTACCCACTTCGTTTTCACCATCCACAAACAACGTAAAAAAGCGAAGATGTTTTGGTACAGCCATCAGACACCTCCCAGCACCGCAAATGCGGGACCAAAGAATTCATCAGTAAACGTCTGGTAAAGCTCCATGTCTTCCAGTGGCGGAACGGGCGTATATTTGTAGCGAATACGCACACGTCCCTGACGTAAATTCGTGGTGCCGTTATCCACCACGTCATACCAGCACTCCGCACCAATCAGTTTCCCGGCAGTAACCAGCGAATCCAGTTTTGCTCTGATGGCACTGATAACATCCTTCACGTTCGCAGGCGTCAGTGGACTGTCGATGGTTTCAAACTGCGCTTCCGCAATTGAATCAGCCAGCACCTGTGCGGTTCGGGTATACACCTCAAAGATGTAGGCGTTCGTTTCCGGTGTGCGGTTGCCCCAGAAGCGGAACCCGTTGCGACGAATAATGGTCGTGATTTCTTTGTTGTTGAGGCTGTTGGCATCACTGTCTTCGGCCTGCAACGACCAGAACACATGTCTGGACATCCCCAGCACATTTTTAACCGGAACGTTGGACAGCGATTTGTGCCAGCCCTGCTCATGGTCAATGTACGCACGAAGGCCGCACGCATAGGCAGGCGCGGGGAACGTTTCGTTTTTACCACTTTTCGGGTTGTAGGCGATGAAGTCCGGCCATAAGAGCATCACCTCACGTTCGTTGAATTTCTGGCGGTAGGTAATCGCCTCAGCCATCGTGTTACAGCCGTAACATGAGGCATACACAAACGCGCGCAGTTTACCTGCAATCACGCACAGGGATTTTGTTACAGCCTCCGTGTCCAGCTCCGGCGCGGCCAGAATACGCGGACGGTATCCGATGCTTTCATCCTGCTCTGCAACAAGCAGCGCATACATCCCCGTATAGCTGCCGTCATCCTCAGAACCACCGATAACCAGTTGATCCTGCGTCTTTCCGTCTTCTTCTTTGTGTTCAGCCACGCGAACGACAATCACCTTTGTGCTCACCTGGTCTGCGATGGCCTTAAGCGCACGATAAAGCGTCCCCGTTGTCCCGCATTTTCCCAGCACGTCATTGACGCGGGTCAGCAGTGTGGGCTTGTTCAGCGGGAACAGCTTCGCGTCCGCATCATCCGCCGTTGCCACGATACCGATAACGCTGGAATCAACATCGTTAATCGCTGTTACCAGGTCGGTATTTTCCGTAACACGGGCACCATGAAAACGAGTTTCACTCATAGCTTCAGCCCCTTGTATCCGTTAAATGATTCGGCAACAATCATCACCCACCACGCGCGTAATCTCACCCCTGCGCCATTCTCCCGCCACGGCGACAACAAAAAGCAGTAACCCCCTCCGCACGCACATGCGACCATGCCGCACAGGGAGGGAACAGATGACCGACACCACCATGCAATTGCTCAGTCAGGGCACAGACCCCGTGAAAATGCCGGATTTTGATATTCTCGCGGAGGGTAAAACGCTGTCAGGCGTGGCAGAGCGCCTGATGAGCCTGTCACTGACCGACAACCGGGGATTTGAGGCGGACCAGCTCACCATCACGCTGGATGATGCAGATGGTCAGTTGCAGCTACCGCCACGGGGCGCGCGCCTGACGGTTCTCATTGGCTGGAAAGGAGAACCGCTGACAGAAAAAGGCACTTACATTGTTGATGAAATCGCTCACGAAGGACCGCCGGACAGGCTGACTGTTTCAGCCAGAAGCGCAGATTTTCGGGATGAATTTAACGTTAAACGTGAGGTGTCCTGGCATGATGTGACCGTTGAGCGTGTGGTATCCGCCATCGCTCATCGGTACGGTCTGAAACCGCAAATCAGCGAAATGCTGATGGATATCGAAATCGACCACGCCGACCAGACCGAAGAAAGCGACATGTCCTTTCTTACGCGCATGGCGGAAATGCTGGGCGCAATCACCACGGTAAAAAGCGGTAATCTGTTATTCATTATGCCAGGCGGTGGCGTGAACGCACAGGGCCAACCGTTGCCATCGTTCGCCATCACGCGCAGCAGTGGCGATCGCCATCAGTTCCGCATTGCTGACCGCGAAGCGTATACGGGTGTACGCGCCTACTGGCTTGATCTTAATTACGGGAAAAAGAAAAAAGTCAGCGTGAAACGCCGCAAACCGCCAAAACCCAAAAAGGAGAAAAGCAGCAGCCGTGAAGGTGATTATATGGAAGGCGCGGAAGGAAATGTGTTTGTGTTACGCAAGACTTATCAGAACGAGCAGGCAGCAAGACGCGCAGCGGCGGCAAAGTGGCAGCAGCTACAACGCGGAGCCGCATCATTCTCCATCACACTGGCTCGTGGACGCGCAGAACTCTACCCCGAAATGCATGGCACGGTAACAGGATTTAAAAGCGAGATTGATAATCAGGACTGGATTATTGCGAAAGCCGATCACACCATTGATAACAGTGGCTTTACCACGCAGCTTGAGCTTGAAGCAAAAATTCCGGAATGGATAGCAGAAACAGAGTGAGCAACTTAGAATAGCAGCAGCACCACGTTAAGGGAGGTCGCTATGTTCCGTTGTCCGCTTTGTGGCGCATCTGCCCGTATCCGCACCAGTCGTTCGGAAAATGATTCAAACACCGTACGGAAAAAATATTACCAGTGTAACAACCTGGAATGCGGCATAAGTTTCTCAACACTGGAAGCTTTCCATAAATTCACATCGAAACACGCCCCCGGCGTTCACTCTTCAGAAGGTATCCCGTGGCATGAGTTGCCAGCTTCACACAGGGGAAACAATCAGATGAGTTTGCCTTTATCTCAGAATTAACAGGCAGAATTGCCGGAGTAACAAAAAAGCGATAGATTACGCGCGGGTGCCTTTCGGCTGATGGTCGGAGGGAATACCCGAAGGCCAGATGTGGAAAGGCCCCGGAAAACATTCTGTTTAACCGAGGCCCTAACCGTCTAACCTTAGCAAGTGATAGGTTAGCGCCTCCCTGAAAAAGGAGCAAGCGCTATGTCGCAAAAATCGCTTACGGCCATCACGTTCTGCGTGACGGCAATCCTCATCATCTGGATGCTGCACGGTTCACTGTGCGAAATACGGATGAGCTTCTGGGGAGCGGAGTTTGCGGCGTTCTTACAGTGTAAGCAGTAAGGAAACCGCGACGGGGGAGCAATCCCCCGTCAATCGGTTGCCAGGGTAAGGTCGATAAGGCACCCTATCTCACCAATGCCGTTCAGTTAGTTAAGGAATTGAGGTTCGATAGCCCGAACCTCGCGCAGAGGCAATATGACCGAAAGCCTGATTCCTTAATGCCCAAGATGAGTCTCTATTCATAAAAGCGCTTAACTACTCGACATTGGCGGTGTATCCCCCGCATTGTCTGAATGCCGCCTCTTACCTTTCGCGGTCAACTGACGACTTCTAGCTCTAGAACGCCTTGATTTTTTGTACTTGTACATTGAAAAATAACCATAAATTGTTAGCCTGTGCAGTAGACTCAGTGGCGGTAACTGGTCAGCATGAAGTGTAAAGTGAATAACGAAGCTCTAAAATTATAGGGATGGTCATGAATAATAAGCTAAAGGTAATTGAGTTAAATAGTCTTGATCTGTTTCGTAAAGAATTACTAACTACTATAAAGCCAGAGAAAGTAGAGAAATTACTTAGATGGTATCTTCAATCATATGGCGGTGTTAATTTCAAGTTCGGTTATGATAGACCAATTTTTAGAGCGCGAAAGTGCCCAAATGAATGCGGATATAATAACATCAGTGAGATATATCCCCCTCCACCAGAAAAATGTAAAATAGGCCGAATGAATGATGATGGACAAGCTATCTTCTATGGCGCTTATAGTATCGGAACAGCTTTAGCCGAAATTAATGCAAAAGAAGGGGATTATGTTCACATAGCTCACTTTAAGATGCCGGAAAATTCAGAGTCTGGAATGCGATGTTTTGCTATCGGTGAGGTCTTTAATGTGTATCACGGTGTAAATACAATTTCAATTGAAGTGTTTAATGAAATTCGCGACATCATTAGCAGAATTGGTAAGGACGACATCCGAGCTTTGCTATCATATTTGTATATGGATGCCCTTTCTGCTGAGTTGCTTAATAGTATCAATGCCCATGAGGTAAATTATATTTACTCAAGAATTTTTTGCCGTCTTCTTCTTGATAAATACCCTGATGTTGATGGTCTTATTTATCCTAGCGCTAAAATAAAAGGGGCCTCAAATATCGCTTTGCGCACAGAAACAGTTAAATCGAGAATGCATTTAGTTGCTAATCTTGTGTTTAAAGTAAATAAAATTTATCCATATGGAATAGTAGATTTCAGTATAGTAAAACAAGCCAAAGGACATACATCAGATGGGCGCATCGTTTGGTGAGCCAAACTTTGAGTTAGCTGATTGAAAAACCGATGCGTCAGTTTGCACTGCATGTGGTGTATGGGAAGCGCGGGCTTGTAGTGCAGGTCATTTCAGAAGAAGCTAACGAGAAAGCTTAGACATACTGTGACTACTAAACAAGCAGAAAGCCCGTGTTTATGGGGGGCAATCCACACAACAGGCGATGTCGATTAGTTAATACACTTGTATGAATAGAGACTCATTTTTGTGCATTAAGGAATCAGGCTTTCGGTCATATTGCCTCTGCGCGAGGTTCGGGCTATCGAACCTCAATTCCTTAACTGAACTACATTGCCCTATCTCACAGCTCTAAATGCAAAAATCCCATGAAACTGTGGGTATTTCATCACACACTGACACTGCTCTACCTTTCTATATGTATCACTCTAAACCAGTTAATCAATTGGCACTTATCAACAACAAAAAATCTGATAAAATCAAAATGTTTTGTAACAAATTTCAGCTTGTAGTGTTCCAAAGGAGACGGATTACATGGCATTAATCAAATGTCCTGAATGCCAGAAAGAGGTCAGCGATTCAGCATTATGTTGCCCTGCTTGTGGTAAACAACTGAAAAAACTTAAGCGTTCATTTTTTGGAAAACTCATTAAATGGGCTTTTATATTTTTTAATATTTTTATGATCTATACACTTTTAGTTGGACTAGGAGGCGCTGATGAAATAATAAACAATACCACATCCGATGCCGAAAAAGCTGGGGCAGTTATTGGTACGGGCTTAGGTTTAATTGCCATTGGAGGCTTATGGGTTATTGGCGATATCATTATCGGAATTTTAGTATTTCTTACTAAACCAAAGGGATAATAAAATGAAAAATATGATTTTTTCTATAGGTGCATTATTTATATCAATTAGTGTACTGCCTGTTCACGCAGCAACTGAACATAAGAATTTCAATGCAGTGCTCCAGTGCCGAGCGATAGAAAACAATAAAGACAGACTTTCTTGTTACGATAAGTCAATACAACCGACTCGAACGAAAGTTGCTGAAAAATTTGAAAGCAGGGATCAATGCCCTGATGAGAAAGATGATGACAAACGTTTATCTTGTTATGATCGTTTTTTTTCTCCAACATTTACTCCATCTGTAAACTCAAAATCTAAAACGGAAAAGCTAGTAACAACAGAGGCTCAGCAACCAAATCTTTCTGAAATATCTAAATGCCGAGCAGAAAATGATAAAGAAACCAGACTAAACTGCTACGATAAACTATTCCCACAGGATGAAGCTGTTCAATCTGAATCACAATTAGAGAAAGCCACAGATGCAGGAAAATGGCACACGTCCATTACTACATCGCCAATTGATGATTCGAAAAATGTAATTTTATCGTTAGAAAGTGATGATTATATCAGAACTCCATTTGGAGAAGCTGTTACTCCCACTCTGTTTATAGCTTGCCGAGAAAAGAAAACCGAAGTATTTCTTAGTTGGGATGTATATTTAGGCCTTGAACAAACCAGCATGCTGTATCGTCTTGATAAACAGAAAGCAGTTGAAAGAAACTGGCTAATATCTACAGATACAAAGGCTGTTTTTTATAAAGGTAATGATATTGATTTCATAAGAAAACTTGCCAACTCACATAAAATGTACACAAAAATAACCCCCTATAATGAAAGCCCTGTAAGTGCAACTTTCAATTTAAGCGGCCTGTCAAATGCACTAAAACCGCTTCAAGATGCTTGTAACTGGAAATAGTATATACCTCCCCAATATCAGATGACAAAACGCCCGTGAAAACGGGCGTTTTGTCATCTGTAACTCGAAAATGTGGTCATTGCGTGGACATACGATGATATAAATCCTTTTATATCAAAAGATTAAACCACTATTATTTTCCTCAACAAGGATTTTCACGTTTGTGTTACCTGTATGAGACGAGAGTTAACCGGACAAGTGTGCCATAATCTCGCGGCCAGGCATACTTGCGAAGATTTCAGGTATAAGGATACGTAATGATACAACCTATTTCCGGCCCTCCTCCTGGGCAACCACCAGGTCAGGGAGATAACCTGCCGTCTGGCGCGGGCAATCAGCCTTTATCCAGTCAGCAACGTACTTCGCTGGAAAGCTTAATGACGAAAGTGACCTCACTGACGCAACAGCAAAGAGCAGAACTGTGGGCGGGTATCAGGCACGATATTGGTCTGTCGGGAGATTCACCGCTGCTTTCGCGTCACTTCCCTGCCGCTGAGCATAATCTGGCGCAACGTCTGCTGGCCGCGCAAAAAAGCCATTCTGCCCGCCAGCTTTTAGCGCAATTAGGGGAGTATTTACGTCTGGGGAATAATCGTCAGGCGGTCACGGATTATATCCGTCATAACTTTGGTCAGACGCCGCTGAATCAGCTCTCACCGGAGCAATTAAAAACCATTCTCACCCTGTTGCAGGAAGGGAAGATGGTTATTCCGCAACCACAGCAGCGCGAGGCGACCGACCGTCCTTTATTACCGGCGGAGCACAATGCGCTAAAACAGCTGGTGACCAAACTTGCGGCGGCAACGGGGGAACCCAGCAAACAGATCTGGCAATCGATGCTGGAACTTTCCGGGGTGAAAGATGGCGAGTTAATTCCAGCGAAACTGTTTAACCATCTGGTGACCTGGCTACAGGCGCGTCAGACGCTAAGCCAGCAAAATACGCCGACGCTGGAATCACTACAGATGACGCTAAAACAACCTTTAGATGCCAGTGAACTGGCGGCGTTATCGGCATATATCCAGCAAAAATATGGTCTTTCTGCGCAATCATCGCTTTCTTCTGCCCAGGCCGAGGATATTCTTAATCAGCTTTATCAACGGCGGGTTAAAGGGATTGATCCGCGTGTTATGCAACCGCTGCTTAATCCTTTTCCACCGATGATGGACACGTTGCAAAATATGGCAACGCGTCCCGCGCTGTGGATACTGTTAGTCGCGATTATCCTGATGCTGGTCTGGCTGGTTCGTTAA